TTAAAAAAATTATTTAAAAGCCTTACAGTGCGGAACTCCACTTCCAATCTGTAAGGCATTTTTTATACAATAAAATTATGGAATTAAGACCATACCAGCAAGATTTATTAAACAAAATAAATTTTAATCCTAACAGAAAAATATTAGTTCAACTCGCTACAGGCGGAGGTAAAACCATCATTTTCACGACCCTAGCAAAGCAATACAAAGGGCGTGTTTTAATTTTAGTCGACAGCCGTGAACTAGTAGGGCAAACAGCTAAACACTTCGAACACGGGGCTACATTTGAAGCTAAAGACAAAGTTTTTCCAAAAACAAAAATTGTCGTTTCCATGGTGCAAACTTTGAAAAGTAGGCTAAAAAAACAACCTGATTTAATTGCTGATTTTGACCTAGTCATAATTGACGAATGTCATATTTTGCAATACGAAATTCTTTTGCCGTTAATTAAATGCAAATTATTAGGCTTCACAGCTACACCGGTAAGCAACCGAAAAGATAATTACTATTATGATGCAGAAGTAAAAGAAATGTTTAGAACGCCATTTACTGATGCAATAGAATTTACAAAAGACTTCGCGCTTTCTGAAATTTTCGAAGATATTATAGTAGGCATTCCAATTCAGCAACTTATTAGCGAGGGGTTTTTAGTGCCAGACGAAAATTATGTTATTCCGATTGACGAGGAAAATTTTAAATTTGATAAATTTGGCGAAGTATCAAATTCAGATGAGGTATTTGATGAAGCCTACCAGATGGATGTTTTAGCAAATTATAAAGAATATTGCAGCGGCAAAAAAACAATGATTTTTGCGCAAAATACAACTTTAAATTTATTCCTTTACAATCAATTTGTAGATGCAGGAATTGAAAATTGCTTTATGTATGATAGCGTAAATGATACCGATTTCAACAGAAGCGAAGTTGTGGAAAAATTCCGAAATACAAAAGGTGCTATTTTATTTAACGTCGGAGTTTTTACCAAAGGTTTTGATGTGACCGATGTGGAATGTATCATTGTAAGCAGACGTGTATCTTCTCTTTCTTTGTGGATTCAAATCGTGGGCAGAGGAAGCCGCACAACCGACAAACTATTTAAAGATAGGTTCATTGTAATTGACGGCGGAAACAACATTAACCGGTTAGGAAAATGGAGCGACGACTTCGACTGGGATAAATTATTTTGGGGCAAAGACGACTATAAACCCAAAAAAGAAGCGCCAGAAGAAATGTTAAAAGAGTGCGATAATTGTGGAGAACTAATGCCAGAGCGTCAATGTTTATGTAAATCGTGCGATCACAACAACTGCAAAATAAAAGAAATTGTAATTGAGTCAGGAATTGCAATTCAAATTAATAAAGTAGATATTGACATAGATAAAATAATTCGATATTCAGAAAAAAAAGACAAGTTTTTTGCACTAAAAGTTTTAAACGAACAAATTTTTAGACTTTTTAAAAATGTAGATAAAGATCAATTTGAAAGAAACAAAACGGGCGGAGTTGAACGTATATTTACAACCCACTTAAAAACAGGTTATTTAGCAATTATACGCTCCGATTTAAAAAGCAAAGCAAACCGAACATACGCGCAACAGAAGAAAATATTATTAAAAAAACTTGAAAACAAATATTTATGAAATTCTCAAAATACAAAACCCACAACGAAAAAGATAACATAACTATTGACTTTGATAAATATGTTGAACTGGTAAAAAATGGAGACCATCAAAGTCTAATATTTGAAGCAAGAGCAAACAAATCAGATAAAAAAAAGTACACCGAAATTAAAAGTAAGTTGCCAGCAATTACAGGAAGTTGCACCGTGAAACAAGGCGGGCGTTCAGTTGCTAACATTGACGAAATGAACGGCTTAATACTTCTAGATATTGATTGTGATGTAAGCACCGACCTACGCAAAAGAATTGATGCAGACAAATATACCTTTAGCTCCAACCGTTCAGTTAGTGGAACGGGACTAGTCGTATTTGTAAAGATTAATCCAGATGTATTTTTGGAAAGCTTTTACGGACTTGCGCAATATTACAGCGATAATTTTGATGTAGACATTGATCAGGCTTGTAAGGATAGATCACGTTTGAGATACATTTCGTACGACTTCGATATATTCCACAATCCAAACGCTGCAACTTTTAAAGCTAAAAAAGCACCCGCCAAACAAAAGAAAAAAGAAACTTTCTATTTTGCCAAAGACGACTTTAGTTTTATTATGGATCAAATCCAAAGTAAAAATATTGACCTTTGCCAAGACGACTACCAAAAATTTTGTGAAATTGGTTTTGCAATTGGTTCGCATTTTGGAGATTCAGGATTAGATTATTTTAAAACAATTTGCCAAAACGGCTCAAAGTACGACCCGACCCGAATAGAAAGACAATACTTAAAGTTTTGTAAAGGTGGAAGCGTTACTATTTCGACTTTCTACTTCCACGCAAAAGCAGCAGGATTAGAGTTGTATTCTCCAGTTAGTAAAGAAATTATTAAACGTGTAGCCGTTGGAAAAGCAAATAGCCAAATAATGACGCCAGCGGGCGTTATTGAAACGCTAAAGATACTAGGAACACATACCACGGATGAAGCTTTTATAAAGCAGTTAATCGACTCCAAAGAAAACTTTGCAAAGAATATAGACAATGAAGAAAATGATACGGTAAAATTAGATTTATTCGTTAAAGAAAACTACCCGATAGCAAAAAATGGATTTAACCAACAGTACGAATTTGAGGGGCAACCCGTGAACGATGAAATAATTAATTCCATCACAATTCACGCAAAGAAATATTTTGATTTTAAAGTTTCCGCAACCGATATTTCACAACTTATTTTTAACTCACAAGCCAAAACATACCAGCCAATAGAAGACTATTTTAAGAATAACAATACAACAGCTGCAGGCGATGAGATTGACAAGTATGCTGATTTAATACTACCTTTTAACGAGTTCAACAGGTGGGTGTTAAAAAAGTGGCTTGTGGGCGCTATACACAACTGGACTAGTTCAAACGAACACGAGGAAGTTAGTCCACTTGTTTTGGTTTTATGTGGTCAACAAGCCAGCGGTAAGACTTCTTTTTTTAGAAATATGCTTCCAAAAGATTTAAGAAGGTATTTTATTGATGAGGCAATGGAAGAAGGCGGAAAAGACGTTTTAAAACGTATGGCAACCTCAATGATAATGCTAAATGATGAATTTGGCGGCATGGCACACAAAGATGTTAAGAATTTCAAAAAAATAACCGAGAAAAACAAAATAACGGTTAGACTTCCATACGGGCGTTTAGACGTAGATTTGAAGCGTAGAACAATGTTATGCGGTACAACTAACGAAAAGAGCGTATTAAAGGACGAAACAGGTAACAGGCGTATATTACCAATATCTTTTGAAAGCGTCAAATATTCCGAAGCTGTAGAATTTGATAAAGATGCATTATTAAAATGCGCACACAATCTTTATTTAGATGGTTTTGAATTTCGTGTTTTTTCAAAAGAAGATATTGACTACCTGAACCAAAATACATTGCAAAATTTAGAGATTGAGGTTTCAGAAGATTTGTTTTTTAGCCGTTATTCGTTCGAGAAAACAGACGACCATAACGAGGAAGTTATTTTAAACCAAGGCGAAATTTGCAACGAAATGAACGTACATTTTTCTTACAAGGTTACAAAATACGACATAAAAAGAATATGCGTTAAGCATAAAATGGAATTAAAAATGCATCGTATTGGCTCAAAAACAAAAAAAGGGTACAGATTATTTAAGAAAAACGACTTCCAAAAGGTTCAGGAGACACAAGAAGTCCCGTTTTAAATGTTTACTTTGTTTACTTTTGTTTACTTTTGTTTACTTTTAAAAGTAAACACAATTTTCATTAAACACGGGGCTTAAGAGGTTAATGTTTACTTGTAGCCTATAAATATTAACTTTAACCTTATAGAAATGCATAAATACACACACATCACACATAATGACATATTATATACATTATAGAAATAAGTTTGAAAAACAAAAGTAAACAAGGCTACAAGTAAACATCAATTGAAAATCAATGACTTACAAAACACTAAAAGTAAACATTTTAACATGAAACTAGAAAATATAAAGAAAAAAACCACTGCACAGCTGCAAGACTTGGGAAAAAAGTCGGAGGAAACTATACAAAAAGAAATAGTAAACTATTGCAAATTGAATGATCTATTAATTTTCTGCGTGCCAAATGAAGCTACAAGAAATAATAGTAAATTTATTGGCATGGGCGTTTTATCTGGAGTTTCTGATTTGGTATTGATTTTAGAAAATAAAGTTATATTTGTGGAATTGAAAAACCACAAAGGAATACAAAGCGAAAGACAAAAAGAATTTGAAAGTAGAGTTTCAAAATTGGGCCATCATTATATTATAATTAGATCACTAGAAGATTTTAAAAAAATAATTTGTAATTGTAAATAATAAATTGTATATTTGTAAAATAATTAACCGTTCAAAGTTTTGGCGGACCTAAACGATTAATTTTGCTTAACAAATAAATTAAAAGAGCTTTTGTGATTCGTTCGCATTTGCTCTTTTTTTATTACAAAAGTATTGTTTATTTAAATAAAAGTTGTATATTTGTAGAAATAAATTAATTATGAAAATATCAGAACTACCAGAAGGAATTAAAAAAATAGCTTTAGAATATCAGAAAAGAACAAATCAATATTTTGATAAATATACAGATAGTTTATTTCTTGCGTTCAGCTGGCGCAACACAATAGAGGGATACGCTTTTTGGCACAAGCTACATAATCAATGCTAAACGAAATAGAAGTGTTTAGATTTCACTTAACCCAGCCTACTAGGAAAATGAGAATGACTATTGAGGACTTTAAAAATATGAAAAAACAACCAGGTTATGAATATAAAGCGTATCAAATAGATTATAATAAAACAATTGTTGTATATTTGTAGAATGGAAACAGAAAACTACATTAGGGTTTATATTTATATTTGCAAAAAAACAGGTGGAGTATTCCCTTATGGAAGCCTAAGATTAATCGCTAGTGATTTTGATATAAACATAAATTATTTTTATAATTTGTTCAGTAGAAAAAAATTAAAAGAATTTGAAAATGAAGATTTTAAAATCATTAAAACTAAATTGAAAAGATAATGCTAGTTAGAATAAAGAGCACAATGAAAGTCAATAACCTTGATCAAATTGTAAATTTACACGAAAAATTACGTGGTTTTATATTGATTAGATTTATTGACGATGTAGTGACTTTCTCCCATTTAATAAGTATTTAACAACAGTGAATTAACAGTGAAGCAATGGCAAACAATCAAAACTTAAAACCATTTCCAAAAGGAGTGAGTGGCAACCCAAAAGGAGCACCAAAAACAAAGATGCTTAAAGAGGTTTTAACAGCTGAATTACAGACCGAAAGTAATGGAGTGGATAAATTGACTGCAATTATAAACAAGTTAACTACAATGGCTGTAAAGGGCGATATGAACGCTATTAAAGAAGTATTAGACAGGTACGCTGGTAAGTCTACACAACACAATGAAACCAAACATAGCGGCGAAATGCTTATAAAACAGGAACTTTCACACTTCACAAACGAGGAACTTCTGGAGCGTGCAAATGCAGTTAAAAAAATAAATGAATAGGCATGAACTTGAAATATATCTAGAACTTTATAAGCGTAAAGAGTATGCTAATATACCTTTAGGCAAGTATTCAGATGGAGAATATTATTATCCTACTTTAAAACAATTAAAAGCCTTAGAATACCTAAATGATAATGTAACTACTTCAATTGGTTATGGAGGTTCAGCACGTAGCGGAAAATCATTACTAGAGTGTTTTGTTATAATATTTGATTGTTTGGCTTACGATGGTATTGCTTGGGGGTTAGCACGAAAAGAACTCACAACGCTAAAAAGAACAGTATTACTAACCTTGTTTAAGACATTGGATTTTTACGGATTGAAAGTTGACGCCGATTTTACGTACAACCAACAATTAAACAAGGTTATTTTTAAAAACCTATCGGATGTATTTCTAATTGATACAGCCTACAAACCAACTGATCCATTAAATACACGCTTTGGGGGTTTTGAATTAACTAGAAGCTCTATTGACGAGTCAAACGAAACTAGCGAAAAGGTAATTACTAAACTATTTGAACGTACCGGATGGAGGTTAAACGATAAGTATAATCTAAAACGTAAGCAATTAGAAACTTTTAATCCCGATAAAAATCACGTGTATCCAAGATTTTATAAACCTTGGAAAGATAGAAACGAAACGCTAACAAAGAAGTTTGTAAACGCTTTGCCAACAGATAACCCGCATCCATCCGTTAAAGAATGGGTTGACGATATGTTATTAACAGCTGATGAACAAACGATACAAAGGCAAATTTATGGTAACTTTGAGTACGATGACAACCCTTTAAGCCTGTTGCCAAACTATGACGATATTTGTGATATTTTCACAAACGATTTTATAAAAGGAAACGGACAAAGATATTTAAGCGCAGATATTGCGTACATGGGAGCGGATGTCTTTGTGATTACAATATGGAACGGCTTTGTAGTTGAAAAAGTTATTGCTATAGATAAAATTGATGAAACTGCAATAGGTAATAAATTAATTCTATTATCGCAAGAGTATAACGTGCCACACTCTAACATCGTTTATGATGCGGACGGATTGCGAAAGTTCACGGCAAACAGTTTAAAGAAATTAACAGCCGCCAAACCATTTACTAATAATGCTGCAGCAATAAAAGACAAGCAGTATTCTAATTTAAAAACGGAATGCGCATTTAAGTTGAAAGAGATTATTGAAAAGAAAATGTTATACATATCTTGCAAAGATTATTTCAAGCAAATTATGACAGATTTAGAAAGCGTTCGACGTGACCCTTTGAATGACGAAATGAAAATAAAATTAGAAAAGAAAAGTAAGCATCAAGACAGGACAGGAAAATCTCCAGATTTCTTTGACTCGCTTTTAATGCGTATGATTTTTGAAATTAAGAATACGGGGGGATGGGTTTAATTTAAAATAAAATATTATGAAAACATTACTTACTATTTTGGCATCTATTGCTATAGGATTTTCCGCTATCGTTTTTGTTAGCTGGCTTTTTTTAGTTGGTTTTAACCTAGTAAAAATTTACTACGATGCGTGGAAAGCTAACAAAAAACGATAGTTTTATTTCAAAGGGTTTAGTCATTGGCGTTAGTGTTGACGACATTATGGCTGAATTTAACGCCTTTGACTGGATGCAAATAAAAGAGGCAAACGAAACGGAATTACTGAATGATTTCAAACGCCGAACGGGTTTTGAATCAAAAAATAACAAATTACGAAATTTAGCGTTTCGGTATAAATTTGAACAAGCGTTAAAAAACCTTTCTGCTTTGGTGGAGGAGGTTCACGCTTCTTATAATATTCCTGCAGCTAAAGGAATTAATAATGCTGAAATAAATAAATACTATTATTTGAAACTTTGGGCGGATAAAAAAGGTATAGCAATAAACTATAATGAAACGCAATACAATAAAAGAAAACTATTCAACTTTTATACAATTTTATTTGATATATTTGCAGACAAGCTAACGCACTTTAACGCCTTTAACGCTCAAAAAGCAAAGAAATGATATTACAACCGATAAATAACGATTGGGTTTGTCCTGCTTCAAATGCGGATATAAACGACGTACTAAAAAATATCTTCGAGTTTAACAATATCAATTTCATACAGACCGACATAGCAGGGGCTTCAATTGATACAGACCCTTATTCTTTTTTTGCAGTTAATAGGGTTTTACTTTTTAGACCTGTTGTATTGAATCAGGTTAACAGATACAGCAACGCAAGTTACGAATGTTTACTAACCATAGCTAGGGCAGTTAGTCCATCTTTAGAAGTGGAAACAGGAAGCGTAGACGGTCAATTTGATACGATTACAAAGGAATTTTTAAACATAGCTTTTTTAAATACTTTGCGCTCCTATTTCAAATGTTGTGGTTATGAGGTTGCAATATCGCAAGTTAGACCTATTTGGAATAGTACGAGTGCGGTTAAAAGTGTAAACCATAGCGGCGTAGAAATTAATTTAACAGTTGAAATATGACAACCGATGAAGCTATTCAAACCGTTATAATTGAGAAGCTAAAAGGCTTAATCATAGAGAATGATATGGTAGCCACTAGAGCACTTTTAAATTCAGTTAGGTACGAAAAAAACGAAAGTTTTAATCAATTGAGTTATGATATAATTGCACTAGATTACATTGTAGGCTTGAATGATGGAATAGGACCAGGAGAAACTCCCTATCCAACAATTGAAAATATACAGAAATGGATTAACGCAAAAGGATTGGACTTAAATGCGTATGCAGTTAGAAACTCAATTATAACCAACGGTACAAGTTGGTATAAAATAGGCGGTTCGGACATTGTAACTGAAAGTATAAATGCTGAAAAATTTAATGAAGTAATCCGGCTGTCGATGCCAGATATAAAAAATAAAATAACGAATACATGGCAATTACTTTTCAAAAACAACCGTTAAACTTTTTTAACGTTAACGAGCCTGCAATATTTGAATTTACAAGTGATGCAGATTTAGGCGTAAACCCTAACGATCGGGTTGCAGATTTGGAGCTCAAAAGTTTATGGACTCAAAGGCGTTATGTAATTAAAAACATTTTGCCAAACTTCTATACTGGAGTTTTTCGAGTGGATGTACAAGGTTACATTAAGAGTTTGATGTTAGATAATTTCGAATATCGTTTTGAAAATCCAAACCAAGCTTTTAGTATTGAATCATTTAGTATTGGCGTGGATGTAAGACCAGAAAGCGCAACCGATGTTTTCGATGCGGCTTTTGTTTTTGATAGTGGATACATTTTCGACGAAAGTTTTATTTTTGCAAATAGCGTTCCAAACGACCCGAATATAAACACGTCTTATTTTCCACAAATTGGAATTACTCAAGTATCGGAAAAGGTACAAATACAAAAAGACCCTACCAAAATGACTATTTTAGCACCTACTTATTTAGAATTTGCTGAAGGCTTTAATCAAACTGTTAGTGTGTTTTCTGCAGGGCTTGGTTTATCGGATAAGTTTCTAACAGTAAACGGGAGTAACAGTCCTATTGCAATAGGGGAGGGCGTGCGTTTGGCAACGATTACAGATGCACAAATAGAGCAAATGTACTTACCTACGCTAATGACAACATCGTTTAACAATCCACAAATACCAATTTACGGAATTAAATATAAAGCTTCTGAATGCGAGGATACTCTACAATTCAGATTTTATACTTCATTTGCAGGTTACTGCTATTTTTACACACCTAAAGAAGCGTTAACGGCTGGGCGTAATAAGTCCGATGCGATTAATAACGCATTTTATAACCAACAAGACGGACGTAGTTCAGAGGTTCAAAGGACAGTAGATTATACGGAATCTTTAGCACTTTCAGGAAGTAAGCCGTTAGAGCTGCAGGAACTTTTTAAAGAGTTATTGCGTTCTCCAAAAGTAGAAATATTACTCCCTAGAGGTTTTACGGAATTTAAAGTAACCGGACAGTTAAATGTTAGAAAGTTTGACTTTGAATACACGTTAAATGTGAATATTGCTAATGTTAATCAAATGAGTTTATAATGATAGAGCTATTTAGACAGGGTTTTAGGTTAGATGTGGATAGCACGCAATTGGTTACTTTTAAAAAGGCTATTAATTTAAACGGAATACAAGGTAGCTACAGCTACTCGAACACGTTCCCTATTGACTTGACTGCAAATAACAGAAAGTTGTTAGATTTGCCAGATTTGCCAAGTGCGAAGATTAACACGCTTCGAAATGGTTATGAATTTGACATAGTATTAAACGGTTCTATTCACTTAAAAAATCAAATTGTAAAAATCACAAAAGAAAGCAAAGGTAAAGCAGATATTTACGTTTTATATTCCGATAGTTCAATAGTGGTAAGGTTAAAAAACCTGCTAATTAACACCGTTTTAAAAGACCGTGAATACAGAAAAACATATCAGGAATTTGTGGATAGGTCGTTAGAAATATCTACAGAAACAAACCCTAACTTTGCGGTGGCTTACGTAGAGACACAATCTAAAACAGGACAGTATGTAATTGAAGAGATGCCAGAGCTTGTGCGCTTACAATTTCTAATCACTAAAATGTTATCGGATATTGGTTACACTTTGGGCGGCGATTTTATAGATGCAGGAACACCAATTGAAAATTATTATATTTCTCCAAACGCTGGAATATATCAAATTAACGTAGGTGGTGCATCCGTTCGGGGTTTTGCTCCAAACTTTGAAAAGAGTCTAAACGCTTTTGATTTACTGAATCAAACTTTAGCATATTTTAACTGTTATGCCACAATTAACGATACTGAAAAAACTATCTTAATAAACAGATGGACTAATTTAGGCAACTACAAAACTAATTTTAAGGATTACTCAAAGTATTTTGTAGACTATCAGGATTTCACTTTTCAAAGTAGATTAGCCAAAGTTAATGATTTGACTTATTCAGAAAGTGAAAATACATTTAATTCTTTTTTTACGAACCCATTAAGCAGCGAAACAAAAGCCACTTATTTAGCGAGTAAATTTGGATCTGGTGGCACGCAATTATTTGACGACAGCGATTTATTAGACGATGGTACTATTCCGTTAAGATTAGCGAACGAAGAGGGAGAAACTTCAGCAATAAGAATTTATAAATTAGGAACTTTTGGATTAGTGAATAATACCATATTTGAAAAAGGTATAGGTCAATCGCCTGCTTTAGCGTACAAAGCGCAAAGCGTACCGATGCGAGTAGTTTACGACGAATTTCATAAAGACTATACCGATTTTATTTTGACGCCTTTAATACAGAATTTGGAATTTAAATATGATGCTATTTTAGCCACTGATTTTGATTTGTCAAAAGTATTTTACATAGAGCAACAGGCGGCTTATTGGATACCTTTAGAGATTAGCTTTTCTACAAAAAAGGATAAAATAAATATACGTGCGATGCTTATTAAAGCAAGAAAGGTTGTTAGTCCTACACTTAATAATTTTAATTCCGTATTATTAGACTTCAAGCAAAAAGTAATTTTTACAAAGGATTTCTTATTATCGATGTATCCGTTCCCTAGTCCTAATCAGTACCCTTGGGAGGTTGTAATTTTCAAAAGCTACGATCAAAATAAAAACAGATTATTTATAAATGATGTTTTAGTACCTGCAAACTCTTTGCCGCAAGCATTTAGTATTGCTGCATTGCTGGATAATTCAATAGTATTAGAGTCTAATGATGACAATGAAAGCAACCCTAACACTTTGACTGATGCCCTATTAATACAGGCTAGTGATACAAACGGGGGAGTTTCAAATGAGGCTTATATTACTTTAAAACATACAGGGGTCGCAAAATTAGAAAGTAACTTTTTGCAAATTACAGATTTTGAATTTATTAAAACGGGTGGCTCTCCTAGCACACTTCAAGCAATGCCATTTAATTATGTGGTTGGTTTAAGACCTAATATAAATAATACGGTAACGAGTGCCGTTCCTGTATTACATGGAGAAATTTCAAACCCACCGTCTACATTTAATTTAATAGATGCAACTCAAAATTACACTAATTTAAAATTAGAAATTGAAGCGTTTAATATTACAATAGAGCAAACTTCTATTTTAACACTTCCTAGAACAGATTATAAAGTTTTGATGTTAGTAAATAACACGCTCACTACTTTAGCGAGCGGAACAGTAGAACAAATAGGCGTTGCAGTAGTTCAAATACCTTATATTTTAAGGCAACTTGGAAGCGTACAATCAGGTACAAAAATTAAAGTATATTTTAGATTTGATTATACAGCCGCACCGTTTAGTAACAGAACATCAATAGTAACATTTAAAGAAGTAGCAGTAAAATTCACAACCACCGTAACAGTATAAAAATGGCAGAAGAAATAATAATAGGGAAATTAATCCTAGACAATTCAGATTTAGATAGAGCTTTAATCGACTCGAAAAAAGCAGTTATAGAATTAGAAAACGAGCAAAAGAATTTAAAAAAAACAACGGATAATCTATCCAATGCAACAGAAGAGCAATTAAAAACTTTCATAGCAAATGAAGCTAAAATAAAAAGCGCACGTAGTGAATATTCCGCAAACCAAAAGACAGTTTTAGAACTCACGAAAGCGCAAACTGGACTAGATGCGTCTTTAGTTCAGAACATTAAAACGCAAGAACAAGCCGCTGCAAATACCAGGGACTTAATAGCTGCACGAAAGCAAATTGATACTACAACAGTCGATGGAGCAAAAGCAATTACAGATATTAACGCAAAAATAGAATCTAATAACAAGCTGATAAAAGACAGTAGTTCCGCTCTAGAGCAGCAAAAGAGTAATGTAGGTAACTATCCGCAAGTTATGGGCGCGGTTAGCTCCTCGTTTAGTGGTGCAACTACTCAAATAATTGGATTTGGACAACAAGGAAAAGCGGTTATAGGAGAATTAACTGGTACAATCGGTAATTTCAGAGCAGCGCAAGAAGCAAGTAAAACCGCATCGCAAACTTTAGCAACCGCACAAGCGGCGCAAAACATAGCAACGCAAGCCGCAACAGTTGCAGAAACACAAAGGACGTTAATCGGTTTTCAATATGCAGCAGGAAAAGCAACGCAAACAGAAGTTGAAGCCGCTAACACAACAGCAACAGCAGCCAACGCAACAGCAACAGCGGCGCAAGCAACAGTACAAACAGCCGCAACCGCTGCAACAGTAACCGGTACAATTGCTACTAGAGCTTTAAGTATGGCGATGTTAGCAATTCCTTTAGTGGCTATTTTGGCTTTAATAGTCCCTTTGATTTCATTTCTTACCTCCACGCAGGAGGGAATGGATAAAATAACAGCCGTAACACGTCCGCTTACTGCAATATTCCAATCCTTTATTGGAGTACTGCAAAACGCTGGAAAAGCCTTGTTTGATACGTTTGCCAATCCAAAGCAGGCGTTAGAAGATTTTGCGGATTTCGTTAAGCAAAATTTAATAAATAGGTTCAAAGCTTTTGGCGTAATACTACAGGGTATTATAGATTTAGATTTCAAAAAGGTAGCAAATGGAGTGGCGCAAGCAGGGACAGGAATTGAAAATTTAAGCGATAAAGTAGCAGGAGCTGCAAAACAAACAGCGAAATTTTTAGCGGATGCAGCGGCTCGAGGTGCGGCTTTAGATGCGCTAGAGAAAAAACTAGAAAAAACTAGAATTACTAATATTTTATTGTTAGGAAAAGCAACCGAAGAAATTAAGGCGCAAAATAGAATCGCAGAAGATTTAACGAAAAGCAATAAGGAGCGTGAAGCCGCAACTTTAAAATCTATAGTGGCCGCAAAAGAAATTAATAGGCTAAAAAATCTAGAACTAGATATTGAAATAGAAATACTAAAAAATAAGCAGTCTAGAAATGATACGTCAAGAGCAGAAGAGGCGGAACTTAACCAATTATTGGCAAAGAAAAACGAAAATAATGCAGGGCTTTTAGAATTGGAAACAACGCAAACTAATAAGCTGAATAGTATTAGAAAAGACACGCAAACCAAAGCAGCAACAGCCGCAAAGGAAGCGACCGATTTAGCAAATAAAGAAGCGAGAAATAGAATTGATATTTTAAAAACAGAAGCCGCAAATAGTAATTTAACAGCCGATCAAAAAGTCGCAAATGCTAAAAAAGTTTTTGAATTAGAAAATGCTTTAGCAAGTAAAACCACAACAGGAAGCGACCGAACCAAAGCGCAATTACAAATTAGACAAGAATTGTCTAGTCAAATTTTGTCAATTGCAGAGGAGCAAATTGAAAAGGAATTACAAGCGCAAAAGAAAGCATTTGCAGAAAATAAAAAAATTAACAAAGAGCAACTTGACGGGCTTGTTCAAAGTGCAAACGATTTGGCAAATGCGCAAGTACTTTTATTAGATAAACAATTATTAAGTGAACGCGCATATTCCGATGAAGTTTTAAAAATAAATGCAGGGAAAAATGAAAGCATCGCAATTGCAAATGCAGTATTTGATGAGGGGGAAAAAGTAAGGCTGCAAGTAAAAGCTACAAATGATAAAGCACTTGAAGACATTGCGTTTCAAATTA